AACGCCGGCGTTTACGTATTCAGAATACGTTTGATTTTCGCCGTCGTCGTAGCATCGTTCACTGTATATGGGATCACCAGCATCGTCATCGCCAATATACATGTTGTAGCATTGCATTACCATCTTGAGTCCTTAGCGTAGTAGTTTTAGCAGATCGTCTACCGTTATCTGCTCCGCCAGCAGGTTATCAAGGTACCCGCCAGTTGCCATTTTAGTATCTTGTTGGTCTTGCTGTGTATCTTTTTTAGCTCGTTTTTCACCCAACAAGTCTTCCATAGTTGCAAAGAAGTCAAAGTCCGACATGCCTTTTGCATATATGGGCGCAGTTGTATCCACAGGTGCTGCGCCTCCGGGCGATGAAAACACATTGGTGACGTTAGTTACTGGGGTTGTAGTCGTGGTTGTTACAGGGGGGGCAACTTTGGTAGTGTTGTCCACGCATTTGCCCTGCGCTTCATCCCAGTGCTGGTTAGGCAACGAGCAGGTTTTATCAACGGCATTGTCTACACATTTACCTTGAGTCTCGTCCCAGTGCTGGTTAGGCAACAGGCAAGTTTTATCAACAATCTTGGTGTCGTCAACACATTTGTCTAAGATAGGGTCGTAATGACGGCCAATACCACAGTTAATAGGTACGCAGTCGCCTTTGGCATCTCGTACTTTGCCGGGGAGACAAGCTTTAATTTCAACTGTGTCATCCTTAACACAGCTAACCCCATCTGACCCACGTTTGAAGCCCGTAGCGCATTTAGGTACGCATATGCCCGCAGCGTTCTTTTCTTCGTTAATACCACAAATTACCGGTGCAACTACACACGTAATTCCGTCAGTTCCGCGCACGTATCCCGGTTTGCACTTGTCAATACAAGTCTTACCGTCAGGACCAAGTTCTTTGCCGGGAAGGCAAGCTTCAATTACAACCGTGTCATCCTTAACGCAACTAACCCCATCCGATCCACGTTTGAAACCCGGAGCGCATTTAGCTACACATATGCCTAAAGCGTTCTTTTCTTCGTTTACTCCGCATATAACGGTCTCATCTTTTTTTATGCAGGTAATGCCGTCAGTACCGCGAACGTAGCCCGGTTGGCATATATCAATACAATCCTTGCCATTAGGGTGGCGTTCTTTGCCCGGACCGCAAGCGGTAATAACAACCTTGTCATCTTCTTTAACGCAAGTCATGCCGTCGGGTCCACGTACAAACCCCGGAGCGCATTTAACTACACATATGCCCGCAGCGTTCTTTTCTTCGTTTGTGCCGCACTTAACTTCTACGGGAGGAATAACTGCGTCAAGTTCACATTTCTTAGTAATTGTGTCCCAATGTTTGCCTGTACCGCAATCAATTGGCACGCAATCTCCGGCAGCGTTACGTACAAATCCCTCAAAACAAGTTTTAATTTCAACCGTTTCGTCTTTGACGCAACTGATGCCGTCAGGCCCGCGTATGTAGCCCGGCAGGCAGGCTGGGGGTTCTGTGGTTTCCTTAACGCAAGTAATGCCGTCAGTACCACGCACGTATCCCGGCTGGCATATATCAATGCAATCTTTACCGTTAGGGTGGCGTTCTTTGCCCGGACCGCAAGCTTCAACTACAACGTTAGCTATACACGATTTACCATCTGCGCTTAGTTTTTCGTTAGGTTGACAAACAAGGGTATCGTCTGGTTTCTTAACGCAAGTAATGCCATCGTTTCCGCGAACGTACCCTTCGCCGCAAGGTTTTAGCACGCAAGTCATGCCGTCCGGTCCCCGCTCAAAACCGGGGGCACATTTAACGACGCATATACCCGCGGCGTTCTTTTCTTCGTTTGTGCCGCACTTAACTTCTACAGGGGGAATAACTGCATCTAGCGCACATCCGTTTGTAATTGGGTCCCAATGTTTGCCTGTACCACAGTCAATATCTACGCAGTTGCCCGCGGCATTACGCACTTTACCCGGAAGGCAAGCAACTACATTAACTGTGCCTTTATCGTCGGTAGTTTTTGTATTAGTCCCCGTACCTGTAGTTATGACATCCGTCCCGGTAGTTACTGTATCCGGAGTGCCGGTAACCGTAAGAGTGTCAGTACTGCTTGTTGTTTTTGTTGTTTTTAGCGAGCCATCGGGATTGAGGAAATCGTTAGCATTGATGTTATCCAGAATGTCTTGGTTGCTAAGAGTTTCGCTAATGTCGTCAACGCTGTAAATACCAATAGATCGCAGAAACGCGGCTACTTCGTCATCTTCCGTGCTAGGTGTTGTTTTAGCAAACGCATCCAAGTCACCTATTGCACCGTTGAACAGAGCAAGGTCTGCGTTTACTTGAGCGTTAGTAGTTAAGTCCGCAGTGGGACCAAGCCACGCGTTAGTGGTAAAGTCGTAAAATGCGCCTGTGGGTTTTTCTTCAGTAGCGGACAGAATTCGATAGCCAAATGGCACTTCAAGCGCAGCGGCGCGGCTGTCTTCTGCGTAAATTGGTGTGCCAGTAGCCTCTACCTTAAATACCCCATTACCTGCATCGGATGCAGTACCCGTGCCAGCGGCGGCTAAGTTAATACCGCCCGTGCTGCCCGGTAAGTTAGACGCGTCGCTAGTATTAGTTCCAGATGTACTTGTTGTATCCCCGCCCATGGAGTCACCAGTAAGCCCGCTGTTAGTCAGGGTGCTTAGGTTCTTCATGTCGCGACGGAACTGCAACAACCCGCGAGTGCCATCCGCTTCGTACGCTGCTTTTTCACCACCAACTAGTTCATCAGCATCGGCTTTGTCTAACGGAGCATATTTTTTGTTGTCTGCAATAGCTTGCTGCGCTTCTGACGAGGCTAACCCCGTTACCGCATTCATCAACGTCTGGTCTAACGGTTTACCAGAAATTGTTCCGGTAATGGTAGTTTTTAGCGCAGCTATTTGGTTTTTAGTTAGACCACTAAGGTCCATGTTGTTCATGATTACATCGGTGACCGCGCCCGTACCACCACTCTTAGCGCCATTGAACGCTGCAGTAAGCAAGTCCTGACCTGACAACAATCCTGTAGTTGCTCCTACAGCAGCGCCTGTAAATACTTTGCTTAGGCTTCCGGTTGCGTCAATTCCAGTCAGATACTTGTTGGCATCTTTCATGAAATCCATACTGGGAATAGCTGCGCCCGCATAGGAAATAGCAGCTTTCTTTAGCGCAGCGCCGGGGTCCACCCCACTCAACATGTCAATTGCAAACTTAGCGGCAATCTGTTGAGGTATCGACAACCCGCCTGTAGCTATGGCAATAGCAATGTTGCCGATGGGGCCAAGGTCTTTTAGGATTCCGGCTAGGGTGTTAGATGTGTCTGGCGTTGTAAAGAAATAAGGAATGCCATCACTACCCATCTGTACGCGATAAGCAATATTGCCAGCACCAGCAAACGTGCCAGAAAATACGTTGCCGCCACTGCGGTCGTAGTCGCTGAGTAGGGGCTTACCGGTAGTTTTATTTATAAGTGTGGTGTATGATGATTCAGGATAGTCAACCAGATTGCCGGCGTCTCCACCTTCATATTGTTGGTAAGCAGGAACAACAATAGTGCCTTGGCCAACTTGTTTGATATCGGTAATACCAGAAGCAACTAGCTCTTCCGCCATACGGCGAGCATTTTTCTCAGCGGAGCCAAAACCCTCGCCCTTCCATTGGCTCATCAAGCCTTGGGCGGCAATTTGTTTGTAGACGTTATCTACCGTACCCGTGTCAATTTTGTATGACTGGCCGGCAATTTTGATTGTTTTAGACGGGTTGGTGTCGATACCCGCAGCGTCTGCGCCAAGAAAAGCTTTTACGGTATCTACTGGGTATGTAGAAATGCGTGCTAGATCGGACAGTGTCAGACTGTTTGTTTTTGCGTAGTCCGCAACAGCCTTGGGGTTACCCATGTTTGACACAATGAACGCGTAGATATCCGCATCCGTTAAACCTGCATCGGCCCCGGTATCTTCTTGAACGCCTCTACCACCGTAATCTAATGCCATTATCCGACCTTCCAATTTGTACCGTCAGAATACACTGGCACAGCTACAGCACCGCCCGTAACAACCGTTGATCCAAACGTTGGAGCTAGAGCGTCCGTTACAAAAGACCGCGCGCCCTTGCCAGACGTAACTGCGCTAGGTAGTGTGGTCACAGTGTAGTTTTTGATAGGCGGTATTACTTCGGTTGTTAAAAGCTGCCTGTTTAATGCGTCTAACCGGTTAAAGTATAGCCGCATAACGTTTGCAAATTGGTCTTGGTACTGGCGGCTGTAGTCCTCAGGGGCAAGCGGCAAGTTAGGCGCAGCCACTTGGTTGAACGGAAACTCAGAAGTAACAACGTAGCTCATGTGTTGCCCCGTCGTCCGTCTGGCCGGATATCAATACGGGGTGCACCTAGCTGCCACTGCGTGCCTAATGTGTTGCATTCAATTCGAAACTCTAGTTGTCGTCCGCGCACTCGTGTGTATACCTGCCCCGTAAATTCTTCTACATTTACTGAAGATGTTCTGGCTACTTGCGTAGCGGATGTGTTGTTAGTAGAGCGAGGGACATTTGCGCCTGTACCAGCGTTTTGATACGGGATTAGCGTCATAGTAACTTGCGGAGTAGTACCCGACGCTGACGTGCGGAACGTTAGGTCTGGCAGTACGCGCCAAATAAACCCAAAGTTATGCCCGTCATCAATATCAAATTGCGACGACGTTATGCTTGACGTTATAGCAACTGGCGTTCCAGTTTCGTTATTGTCTACGCCTTCCTCATGGTTTACCAGATTACGGCTGTAAGTTGCGGCAACGGGGTAGTCGCGAAGACCAGAATCAATCCAAGCTGTGCGGCCTAGATCGGTACCGTAATACCAAATGTCTTCAGAGTAGTTGTATATAACGTACCGGTTAATAGTCGTGCTGTCAGCAGTGCAATAGAACCACCAGACTTCGTTAAAGCCTTCGTTGGTACCTGCAAAAATTTGCAAGTTCTGATCTCTGTTTATGTCGCTAAAGATGTATTCACGAACATCGCAGCGTAACGTTTGGATGCGGCCATCGTATTTGTAAAACTTGTCAATACCCATCCAGTATATAATTCCCGACGCAATAACTGCGCTATTAGGGCTCTGGATAGAAATATTATCGCCAAGCAATTGAGAACTCCACACAACCGGGGGACCTTGGTATTGCAGGGAATATACGGATGAATCGGTAAAAACTACAATCTCTTGGCGCGATTGAACGGCGGTAATAATCTCAGAGCCGTGCGACAGACGAACACTACCTGCTTGGTTGGTTGAAGCTGGTATCCACGTTACCACG